CGGCGCCGCTCTTCCCCGATAGCTGGCGCGATGTCAGAGAACACCTGCGCGGAATCAACTCCTAGGCGAACGGCTGCCTCTTGGCACTCGGCAATCTGCAGTTCCAGTTGATCAGATTGGGGCTGGGTGCTGAGCCTGGCGTAAATCACGGCTTTTTTCATGTTGGGTTCCTTGTAGCGGTCTGCTCGAGTGATTGCGACTGAGAAGCGGGCTGCGCTTCACCCAGCTGCCGCGCGCGGCTGGCCTGGGCCAGCCGGCGGATCTGCTGGTAGGTGAGCTCTTCGTTCAGGTCCTGCGCGACGGCGGCCTGGATGACGCTGGGCTTCAGGCCGGCCATCACCAGGGTGTCGATGTACCGGTTGCGCTGGTACCGCTCGTACGCCCGGAAGGGCCGCAGCTGCAGCGACACCTGGTTGGAGTCGTCGCGCATCGATTCGTCCTGCGACACGAGGCGCCACCAGGCCACGAAGGCGTCGTAGCCCGCGAGCTCAGCGAGCGCGAGCCAGTGCGACCGCAGGCCGATTTCCGACAGCTCGCGAAGCCGGGGGTCGGCGCGAAGTTCTGCAGGGGTGCGTCCGTTCAGGTACCCACCTCCCCCCGCCCGGGCCGGCCGGCGGCGCTGCCGAGCCCCCACCCCCCCTGCCTGGGGGGTGCCCGAGGGGGCCCCGGCCGGGGGCACCAGGTCGGGCCAGAGGGGCAGCGTGCGGGTGTCGTGCTCGGCACTGCGCGTTTCACGGGTCATGGGTGCTCTCCTGCCCAGGGCGGGCCGTCAGCAGCACTGCGCCTTTTCACAGACTGCGCAGTGCGGGTGGATACGGTGGCGGGTAGTCCGTTTGTGTTGCGCTACTGACTTAGCCCGTTCCTGTTACACATTTGGACGAGGCGCGAGAACGCCCCGCGCCATCGATGTTTCCTCGCTCCGGAGCCGTGGCGGAAGGTGTGACTCTTTGCTTTGTGTGCTCATGCTGGACGAAGGCGCGAGGGCCGATGGCTGGAAGGGCTACGGGCTGGCGGGGGTGGCAGGCCCAGGCCTGGGCGGGCTGCCCCTGTAGGCCAGGGCCCGCAGCGAGGGCGACACCCACGGCTGCAGCCAGGGCCCAGGCTGGCGCAGGCCCTCGGCCACCAGGGCCAGGCACAGCAGCTCCACGGCTGCAGGCGGGGCCGGGGTGCCGCCGCCGAGCCACTGCTGCACGGTGCGCAGGCTTACGCGCGCCAGGTCGGCGGCCCTGGCCTGGGTGATGCCCGCGGCCTCGATCAAGGCGCGCAGCTCGGCCGGGCTTGGCGATGGCCCGTGCACCTGGCGGGCTGCGGCTCGAGCCTGGCGGAGCTCTTCGGCAGGGCGTGAATTCATGCGCAGGATTATCGGGCCCGCTGGCGCTTGACTGATACGCAAGACTTGCGTATTCTGTCGGCACGGCTGAAGCACAGCCGCAACCCTCAAGGCCCTACGGGGCCGGCTTCCTGGAGCAAACACCATGGCCCGCAACACCCGCCCCGCCCATCGTCACGCCGCCCTGATTGCCGCCGCGCAGCGCGCGCAGCTCACGGCCCGCGAAGTGGACGACAAGGCCGCCCCGCTCGCCACCATTGCCGCCGGCGCTTGCACGCTGCGCGTGCGGCCCACCCGCAGCCGTATCGAAGCCCTGGCAAAGGCGCTTGACCGCGCCGGCAAGGGCACGGGCGCCCGGCGCATCGATGGCGAGACCCGCACCTTTCCGAAGTTCGCGCCCGGCATGTCCACGGGCGAGTACGTGAAGCGCTACGAGGCGATGAACTGCTGCCCGCGCAACATGCGCAGCTTCTATGACCAGCAGCAGCTCAACCAGAGCCCCGCGACGCTTTACGAGGGCGGACAGCTTGACTTCGACGTGATCGCCGAAGAGATCCCCGAGCAGCTGCCCACGCCCGCCGCCGATGTGCCAGCGTGGCAGGCCCCCGAAGTGGTCGACGTGCACACCCTCACCGCCGAGGGCGTGCGCAGCTGGCCGGCCGAGCAGTACGCCGAGGCCTTCGAGGCCCTGGAAGAGATCAACGCGCACAGCGAGTGCCTGGCGCTGCAGGCACTGCGCGTGGGCACGGCTGAGCAGGTGGCCGAGGCTCTGGCCATCGTGCGTGAGCACGAAGCGGCCGGCCAGCTTACCGCCGACCTGTACGCCCGCCGCTGCGCGCTGGATGCGCAGCTCAAGCAGCAGCCGGAAGACACGCCCCCGGCCGCGCCCGCAGTCCCCGCCCTGGCCATCACCCTTACCCGCGCCGAGGGCCCGGCCGAGGAATGCCGCCGCCCCGTCACGGTCGACAGCTTCACCGCAGCCGATGCCGTGCTGCGCGCGTGGGCCGTCACTGCCCCGGCGCGCGGCGGGTACGACAAGTGCGACATCACCATCAGCTGGCCCGCCGGCGGCGGCTACGCCTGCCGCTTCGACCTGCAGCATGCTGACGTCGCCGGCCCTGCCGACTTGGCGCGCCACCTCGTCGACACCGTGGCCTTCTATCTCGGCCAGGCCTGCCCCGAGCATCTCACGGCCGAGCAGTACCTGCAGTACCTGGCCAGCCTGCCGCCCGCGACCGCGGCGGCCTACGCCGAGATCCGGCAGCAGCTGCAGGCCCTGGGCGCGTGGCGCGAGGTGGCCCGGCCCGCGGCGGTCGACCTGGGCGCGATGCTGCGCGCAGGCACCGTGCAGCCGGCCCAGCTCGTGGGCGTCGGCGTGGTTTTCACCGGCTACCGCGACCAGGCGAACAACCAGCCCCGCAGCGCCGGTGCCATCGTCTCCGCAGAGCCCACCGCCTACGGCCTGCGCCTGCGCGTGCTGCTCGAGGATGGGCGCGAGGAGTGGCCCGACGTCTCGCGCGACTTCCGCGACTGCGGCCACCGCCCGGCCCTGTACCGCGTCGACTGGCGCGCCCATGGTGCGCCCTACCTGGCGCAGCTGCAGGCCGCGCGCGCGCTGGCTGTGGCCACGAAGAGCAGCGCCGCCGAGCTCGCCCGCCGCGCGCTTGACGATGAACGCTTGAAGCTGGCCGCAAAGTTCCCCGAGCTCGAGCGCGTGGGCAGCGGCAGCAGCGGCCACGCCACGGCCGCGCGCAACCTGCGCCGGCTGCTCACCACCACCTGGCCGGGGGTGAAGTTCAGCGTGCGCAGCCGCAGCTATTCGGGCGGCTGCTCCATCGATGTGGAGTGGACCGACGGCCCCGCGTGCGAGCTGGTGGACGAGATGGCCGGCCGCTTTGAGGGCGGCAGCTTCGACGGCATGACGGACAGCTATACGCACCGCCGCACGCCGTGGACCGAGCTCTTTGGGGATGCCGACTACGTGCACACCCGCCGGCAGCTCTCGGCGGCGGCAGAAGCGGCCATCATCGCTCAGGAGTGGGGCGACAGCCCCGACGCGCCCACCCCTGAGAGCCTGCGCGCGCCTGGCTGGGGCGCCGAAGATGCACGGCGGCGCGTGCGCCAGGCGGCCCGCACATGGTCGGCCCCGGCTCCTGCCGGCAAGGCGCCGCGCGGCCTGCGCATGGGCCGCGGCGGCCCTTCCGCCCCTGCCCTGGCCTAGAGTCACCGCCCCGGCCGCTGCCGGGGCCCTTTCTGCCGCACCCCGGCGCCGCGCGCGGCCACCGCCGCGGCGCCACACCTCGAGGAGCCCAGCCCATGCAACGCCCTGTCCCCATCGCAGCCGCCGCCGCCCCCGAGGCGCTGCAGCAGCTGCGCCGCCTCACCGGCTGGAGCGTGGCCGAGTGCGCCGCCGCACTGGGCCTCGAAGGCGCGAACGCGGCCGATCGCCTGCGCGAGCTCGAGCGCGGCGCGCGCCCGCCTTCAGGCACGGTGCGGCAGCTGCTGGCCTACCTGCTGCGCGATGCCTTGGCAGAGCCTGGGCAGGCCCTGCCGGGTGCGCCCGGCGGCGCCAGGCGCCCGGGCCTGGCGGGCCACGCTGGGGACCCCTGAGAACCGCAGCGGGCCAGCTCAAGCTGGCCAGCGCGCCGGCCACCCCTGAGAACCGCGCCTACCCATGAGAACCGCCCGGGGACCCCTGAGAACCACGGCCAGGCGCCAGCGGCCCGCCGGCGCACGGGCCACCCCTGAGAACCCAGGGGACCCCTGAGAACCACATCACAGCCGCTTCAGCAGCTCGCTCACCGGGCTCTTGATCTTGCCCAGCGGGTTGCTGGCGTCCAGCACGCGCGTCTTCCGCCGCATGCTCATGCTCGTGTAGATCGACGTGCTCTTCGGGTCGGCGTGGCCCATCAGCTTCTGGCGCGTGAGCAGCTCCACCTCGTCCTCGTCGAGCTCCACGCCGAACAGGTGCCGGAAGGCGTGCGGGTGCCGCTCCTCCTGGGGGATTCCGGTCTTCTCGCCGTACCACTGGATCATCCGCCACACGCTGTGCCGCGTCATGCGCAGCGCCTCGCCGCGGCGCTCGTGCTCGGGCACCCGGGTGTTGCGCATGTTCACGAACAGCACCTTGTCGGGCCGGTTGCCGGTGGTGATGCCGCGGTCCAGGGCGCGCAGCTCGTCGTGGTCCAGGTACACGCGCAGCATCATCTCGGCCTCGCGCGGCAGCGGCAGCTCGCGCGTCTTCTCGCCCTTCTCCGTGAGCCGCACCACCAGGCGCTGTTTGCCCTCGATCTCGGCCGCCTTCAGGTCGCTCTCGTTCATCGCGATCAGGCCGCTCACCCGCACGCCGCAGCCGATCAGGATGCCCAGCATCGCCGCATCGCGGATGCCCTTGAAGGTGCTCAGGTCCGGCGCCCACATCAGCTTCTCGGCGCTGGCCAGGCTCAGCGCGTGCGGCAGCGGCTGGGCCGTCTTGGGGTGTGCCAGCTCGCCGGCCGGGTTGGCCTTCACGTGGCCACGCTGCCGGGCCCAGGCGTAGAAGCCGCGCAGCGCGCTCACGTAGGGCCTGCGGCTGGCCGCCACCACGCCGCGCCGGTGCAGCCAGATCCCGGCGAAGCCCTCCAGCTCGAGCGGCTGGATGCTGGCCAGCGGCTTGCCCGCCATGAACTCCACCAGGCGCATCAGCGCCATGCGGTAGGCCTCGATCGTGCGCCGGCGCCGGCCGCGGTTCATCTCCAGGTGCTGCAGGAAGCCGTCGATCAGCGCCGCATCGGCGGGGCTGAGCACGGGCTTCGGCGGCGCGGGCGGGGCTTCGGCGGCGGCGGTCTTCGGGTTTTCCTGGGTCATCGCAGGCCCTTCGAAGGGGGGGTGGGCAGAATTTTTCCGTGGATCCGTGGAAGGCCCCGAATCTGGGCCGTTTCCTCAAGCACGACAAGCACTTAGCTCTCCACGGGTTCCACGGAAAACCCGTGGAAGGGCCCTCCGACCTGTGGTTACACATGCGCAGTCAGAAATGCCACCCGTGGATGACCTTCTCTCGCTCCTGGGCCCTTTCTCTCTCTCTTTCTTCATATAAATCAAGAGGATAGGAAGGTTCGAAGGGGGTGGAGCCCAGAACGGTGCATGTGGAGAAACGAGGCCAACCCGTGGAGAAACAGGACCGACCTGTGGAAAGGCAGTGCGCTTTTCTGAAGGGGTTTGCCTTACTGCCGCCTCGAAAACAGGGGTTTGTAACCACGGGTCCACGGGTTTCCAGCGCACCTCCCTGTCTTCCCCAGGCGGAAACGCGCCCGCGCCCCCGCGCCTTATAGGGTTGACCCTGAGAGCGGCGGAGCCTTGTCGGGAGGGGTGCGGGGAGGGGGCGGGAGGTGCCGGCCGGCCCGGCCGCGGCGCCATCACGGCAGCCGGCCCTGGCGCTCGAGCCGCTGCCGCACCGCACCCACGCGGCTGCGCACCATGCCCCCGCTGAGCAGGCCCTGGTCGAAGTACGCCGCCTTGGTGGGGCCCAGCACGCCCTTGCGGATCTCGGGCGCCAGGCGCTGCAGGGCCTGCAAGGTGGTCTCCTGGCCCGCCCGGTCGGCATCGGTCACCTCCGGCTCGAACACCGCCACCAGGAAGCTCAGCGTGTTGGGGTGGGCTGGCCAGGGCGTCTTCTGCCGCGTGGGGTAGACACCCGGGCCCAGCCCGTGCAGGTTCTGCCTGGCCAGCAGGTCGCAGATGTCGGGCCGCGGGTGCATGGGGCTCAGCAGGAAGCGGAAGCCCACGAACCCCGGCGCCTGCTCCGCCCCGGCCATGTAGGCCTCGCCGTGGGCGCGGTTGATCTCCGTGCGCATCACCCGCAGCGTGGCAGCCAGCGGGCCGGTGCGCTCGTCGCGCAGCACGTCGGCGGCCTGCACCAGGTTGCCCACCCGCGCGGCGCTCTGGGCCTGTTCTGTGCCCTCTGGCACCGGCCGGCCGCGAACAACCGCCTCCTGGGCCGCCCGGTCGGCGCTCCAGCCCTGCACCACGGCCTGCTCGATGGTGCGGCCCAGCAGCTCGCGCGCGCCGCGGTCCACGCGCCAGAGCCGGTCGCTCAGCACCAGGCCGTCGTCGGCGCGGAACTCCCGCACGAACAGCACCGCCTGGTCCACCAGCTCGGCCGCCTGCAGGCCGTCGAGCACCGCCTCCACCTCGCGCCCGGTGGCGGCCAGCCCTTCGGCCGTCAGCGGCCGCACGCCCAGCTCGGCCGCCCGCACGATGGCGCCGGCCACCACAGCGTCGCGCGCCCTGCCCAGCGCCTCGAGCACGGCCTCGATGCGCGCCATCAGCTCGCGCAGCTGCGGCAGCCGCACCGCGGCGCCATCGGTGGCCGCCGCCTCGATCTCGGCCTGCACCTGGCCGATGGCCTCGGTGTAGATCCGCACCAGCTCCTCCACCGCGGCCGCGTCCAGCTGCTGCATGGCCATGCGGGCCTGCTGGCTGGCGCGGCGGATGGCCGCCGCCACCTGCGCCGGGGTGGCCATCAGGCGCGGCCGCGACCGCCGTTGCTGCCGGGCACGCTCACCGCGGTGGCGCTCTCGCCCTTCGGGGCGTTGCCAGGCGTGATGCTCACCCGGCTGGGGCTCGGCATGGCCGGCGCGCCGCCCGGCTTGGCGCCGGCCGCGCCGATGCCCGGCGTCACCGGGTACGGGTCGGCCCGCTCGCCCCAGCTGCGCGCCGCGGCTTCCACCTTGGCCGGGTCGTAGCCCATCTCCTCCCACACCATCGGGGGCGGCAGGCCCAGGGCGTTGAGCTTGAGCGCCAGGTCGGCCACCTGGTTGGGCGTCTCGGTGCGGCGCTGCGAGTACCGCAGCGTGAACTCATCCGGCTCGGCCACCACGCCCTTGAGCAGCAGGTGGATGCGGAAGCACCACTCGTACTCCCAGGCCAGCGTGTCCTGCATGTGGTCGATTTCGTCGTAGTAGTCGCGCTTCAGGTCCTCCAGCACGTCGCGGCTCAGGTCGCCCACGTAGCCGAACAGCGCCTTGGGCGCCGGCGTGCCCGCGAAGAAGGTGTCCAGCAGGTGCACCACGTCCTCGATCTCGCCCAGGTGCGCATCGCCCTGCAGCGCCGTCACCCCGCCCTTGCGGTTGGCGTAGAAGTCGGTGTTGACGTCGCCCTTCTCGCCTTCCACCTGCTTGCGGTAGGCCTCGATCTCTTCTGGGTTGGCGCCCTCCAGGATGTGGCTCAGCCGCAGCGGCGCGCGGGTGCGGCGGCGGATCACCATGTCCTCCTCCGTCATGCGCAGCTTGCGCCAGGTCTCCACCGTGGCGTCCAGGAAAGGGCGGCCCATCTCGCCCATGTCGTCCCAGTTCAGGGGGTCGAAGCGGCCCAGCTGCAGCTGCCAGGCCGCAAAGGTGGCCAGCACGCGGCCCGTCAGCACATCGCGCTGCTCGTAGGCCGCCGCGGGGTTCTTGAAGCGGCCGTTGTCGTCCACGATGGGCACGATGGTCTCGGCCGGCATGCGCACCGCAGCCACCACGCGCTGGCGATCGTCCAGCACCATCTGCAGCGGCAGGTTGCCCTCGGCCACCAGGGCCCGGGCGTCGCTGCGCAGCTTCTGGGGCCGGTTCAGGTCCAGCCG